CAATAATTTGCCTTATGCTCAGCGCTTGGAGCAAGGATGGAGCGCTAAGTCGTCAAACATGGTAGCAAGAGCCGTGAATAACTTTCCTGCCGTCCTATCTGAAGAGGTAGCTAAAGCGAAATGATTAACCACTACAAAACATCAAAGGCGCTACTAGACAGGCTCAAGACATTAACTGGACTGCCGCCACTTGCGCAGGATAATGCGAGCTTTACGCCTACAGTTAACCAAGCCTACATGCGTGAGGCTGACTTATCCGGCATGACTCAAGCGCCTGCAATGGCTGCTGATGGTTTTCAGCGTCAAGACGGTCTTTATAGGGTGGGGGTATTTGTGCCAAAGAATAACGGCAAGTTCAACGCGCTGGCACACATCGATACGATTATCGCAGGCTTTCCGCGAGGCTTGGTTTTGACTGAAGGCGGGCAGAAAGTCCGAATTGAGCAATCAGACCGCGAGCAGGGCTTTATTGATGGCGAGTGGTATCAAACGGGCGTAATGATTCGGTATACCGTGGTTAACTGACAAGCTGGTCAGACCATGATAAAAGCGCTACACTACAGGCGGATGATTGCAATCAATTCACTTTTAAGAGGTTTAATATGAGCGTAATGACCAGCACAGAGACAAAACTATACGTCTCCGCATCGACTCCGGCAACTTTCGACGCTGTAGGCTATGCCGCATTAACGTACACTGAAGTAAAACAAGTTACCACAATTCCAGCTTATGGTCCGCAGCGTCAGGTTGTAACGCATGAGCCATTGGCAACCGGCGTTACTGAGAAATACTCAGGCTTCATCAACTACGGCTCCGTTGCTGTTGATGGCGCTTATGACGCTGCTGACGCCGGCCAAGACCTGCTGCGCACAAACGTACTGTCTGCCACTGCGCTGTTATCAATTAAAATCGTCTACCAAGACGGCTCTACTGATTACACATACGGCAAGGCGTTTAGCTCAAGCAAGAACCCTGGCGGCGCAAACTCAATGGTTGGCACCTCAATGCAGCTTGAGTTCAATAAACCAATCGTAGAGGTATAATATGGCTACGATTACCGCAACCAATATGCAAGGCACCGGTCAGCGCACAGTTACTGAAGTAACTCTGACCGGCACTGCTGATACTTTCGTTTACAACGCTTCACGCTCGCCTGTGCTGGTTATCCGTAACGCAACTGCTGGCGCTTTGTCTCCGGTGATTGACGGTAACGGCGGCACGACTGTTTCAGTGCCAGGTGTTGGCAACGTCGATGTATCAGGCGGCTATGCTGTCGGCTCTATCGCTGCTGGCGTTGTGAAAGCTATTCCGCTGGAGACAGTCAGCGCATACCTGCAAGGCACTATTGCGATCACATCAGGAACCGGCTTGGTTTGTTCGCTGTTAGAGTTCTAATCTAGCTACCTAGATAACAAGAAGGGGCTTAACGCCCCTTTTTTATTTGTGATACACTACTGTCGGCTAGGCTCTGCGCGGCCGAAAAGCGGATTCATCCACCGCCTGCCACTAACTGTTTGGATGCACCTACTGATGAAAGGTAAATAAAATGTCTGATTTAGATTTTGATTTTTCCGCACTGCAACTGAACGATGTTTCAGAGCTGCACATCGCTTTCCCTGATGGTCGTTTGTGCTATCTGCCAAAACTGTTAGACGGCCAGAAAGTTGACGACGAAACCAAGCCTTTGTTGATTCGCCTGTATGGTGCTGACTCAAAGCAAGCGCGCAAAGCGTTGCTGGCTAAAATCCGCAAGCAGGATGTTATCAACAAGAAACGCCACAAAGACGCATTGCCGACTGAATCTGACGTTGAAGCGTTGCGCAAAATCAACATTGAATTTGTCGCTGAGCTGACTCAGGGCTGGGAAAACTTCAAAGAGAAGTTCAGCCAAGAGCAGGCGATTGAGTTTTACGAAAAGTACCCAGTCATTTATGAGCAGGTTGATAAGTTCATCAGCGACCGGAATAACTACGTAAAAAAGTAACGCAAGACCTGTGTGCATGGGCTGGCTATTACGGCTGGCTTCATGCGCCACACAAGGATTCACACGATACCTTCAGGGATATTTACGGTGATGCCGCATGGCTTCCTGGAGCGCCTTGTGAGTACATCGCCGGTTGGTTTAGTGATTTGGGTTGGTATGCTCGCGGATTTAACGGACCTGAGCCGCTGAGCTGGTCAGAGATTAAGGCGTGGTCTGACTTATCCGGCACTGATGCAGATTCATGGGAGTTTGGCGCTTTACGCGCAATGTCTAACGCCTACTGCAACTGGTACAGCAAGACGAGCCAAGACAACAAGATTGACCCGCCGATTATTCCAGATGCTGATAAGCTGAAGGAAATCCAAGCGATTAACGCCAAGCGCATGAAAGCGATGATGAGAGCCTCCTAGTGAGGCTTTTTGTTTTTCAGTAACCCGCCAACACAAAGAGCAAGCATCTCACCTTCGTATTTACGCACCTCACGATCTGCATCACCCTTTGACTTCATTACCGGCGTTTTGTATGCATCATCAATTAAACCCAAATAAAGAGGCTTTATGCTTTCTGGAGCGTCATCAGCTCGCATAACCAAATGCTCTTTGCTGACACCAGCCTGCCGCGCCTTCATTACGGCTGACGACAGTGATGATATTAATTGGCAGTTTGCAGAGGCGTTAAGCGCGAACAAAGCCAATGGCACAATGATAAACTTTTTCATATAGACTCCTGATGTTGATAATTTATGCTAGCACACCACAAGCCTTTAAGTGGACCGACCACTAAGCTATACTGTGCCAAAGACTCTTGAGGGCGTGACATGACTGATACACTGGCGACGATTGGCTTTAAAGCCGAAACATCAGATTTAGTCAAAGCCGATAAGGCGCTATCCAACCTAGAAACCACTGCCGCATCTACTGAGAAACAGCTCAAGGTTGCTGAATCCGGCATGAAGTCGATGGGCGCAGCCTCTGCCGCTCAGGCGTCACAAGTTCAGAAATTTGTTCAAGTGCTGCAAGATGAAGCGGCAACTATCGGCATGAGCAGCAAAGAGCTTGCGCTATACAAAGCCAATCAGCTAGGGGCAACTCAGGCAGACAAGCAAGCCATTGTTGCTGCCATTGACAAAATCGAAGCGTATGAGCGCTCAGCAGCTGCTGCAAAGGCTAACGCATTGGCAACTGCTCAGATGGGCGGCGCGTATGGTGGCGCTCGTGGCGCAATGCAGTCATTCGGTTATCAGCTGCAAGATACCATTGTACAGGCTCAGATGGGCGCTAATGCCTTTATGATTCTGTCGCAGCAAGGCTCTCAGATGGCATCAGCATTTGGCCCGACTGGCGCGATTGTTGGCGCGTTAATCGCTGTCGCTGGCGTTGCTGGTATGGTGCTCGCTCCGTCACTGATGGACAGTAAAACCAATGCGGAAAAACTCGCAACTGCAATGGATGCTTTAGGTCAGGCGGCAGAGCGCAACGAAGATGGCGTATTGCAGCTCACCAACGAGATTAAAGAATTAGCTAAGCAATCCGACCTTGCCGCAAAAGCGCAGCTCCAGGCTGTCATGATTAAATCTGCCGAAGCAATGACACTTGCGTCAAAAGCCGCCGCTGACATGGTCGATTCACTGACCGGTGCCGGATACGGACTTTATGACGTGTCTGACGCAATGAAAGAGCTTAACCTGCAATTCGGTTACTTTGGCGGCGGTCGTAGTAAAGCGTTCACTGAAACCGTTACAGAAATCGGCGAGAAATTCGGGCAAACCGGTAAAGCTGCTGAGCAATTGGGTATTGATGTACTCAAGGCCATTAAAGCAATGGGTGAGGCGAAATCACCTGAAGGCATCAACAAAGCCCGCGAATACCTACTGCAAACAGCGCAAGCTGCGAAGATGTCGGATAAAGAGCTGGCTGACTTTATCGTCACTATCAACAAATTAGCAACTGACGGCATTACAGCTGCTGATACTGCCAAGCTACTAGCTGACTCGTTGTCTGATGGCGGTGTCGGTGCTGCATCAGCAAAAGACAAGCTCAAAGAATTAACTCAGCAAGCAATGCTGGCTAAAGAAGAATTTGTTAACGGAGAAGCTGCTGCACAAAAACTCGCCTTGGCTTTTGAGCTTGGATTTGATTCTGCCAAACAATTGACGCCTGAATTATCCGCTCAGGTCGATGAGTTAATCCGCTGGCAGAAAGCTGGTAAAGAAGTTGAGGAGCAAATCCGACGCATCGCCAAGGCAGAGCAAGACATGGAAGATGCTTTTGGCGGTGAAGATATGCTGACAGAGGTATATCAAAACCGCGCCAAAGCAGCAGAAAAGCTCATGGATGAATGGTCTGAAGGCGTTGATGAATTTCAGAGCCAAGGGCAGGCTATTGATTCTCTGGTTGCCTCAGTAAAAAACCTCGGTGGCGCATGGTCAAGCTCAGGTAGCGCAATGATTGACGCCTTTGGTAGTGCTGCGGATATCATTGACGACTACATTAAGCGTGTTGGTGAAGTGTCAGACTTGGAAGTTAAATTAAAGGCGGTACGCGACGATTCATCATCTAGCGCTATTGATAAGTCTAAAGCAGAAGTCGCCCTGTTAGACCTGCAATATCAAGGGCAGCGTGCAAACCTGTCAATGCTAGGCAAAACCGCAGGCGCTGCTGCATCGCTATTCAAAGAGCAATCTAAAGAGCGCAAAGCATTGCACGCGGCAGAAAAAACATTTGCTGCCATTGAAATTGCTCTCGCTCTGCAAAAAGCGGGCGCTAATGCGATTACGGCTGTTACTTCAGCATTTGCAGCGCCATTCCCGGTTAACTTCGCTGCCGGTGCTGCAATGATTGCGATCATGTCCAGCCTTGGCGTTTTTGGTGGCGGAGGCGGTGGAGCAAGCTACAGCGTGCCAACATCTGGCACCGGAACCGTTGCAGGGGATAATGAGGCGAAATCAGGCTCAATAGCTAACCTGCAAGAGGAATACAAAGACATCGCACTAGACCAGCTATCAGAGCTTCGCACAATCAGCGAGAGCATGAGTGCACTGTCTAGCGGCATTGCAGGGCTGGCCATGTCACTGGTTAGGTCAACTTCTTTCGGTGGCTCTGAAGTGCAAGGGCTTGGCAAGACTCAGAGCGGAACAGGCATTATCAATATCGCTGAAAAGATTGGCTTGTCAGGATTGCTTGGTGGTCTTGGTGATAACATTATTGGAAAAGTGCTTGGCGGCATTTTCGGTAGCACTAAAAAATCCCTGCTAGATACCGGCATTCAGTTTGATTCGCAAAGCATTGCTGACATCTTAACCGGCGGCTTTGAGGGTTATTACTACAATGTCATCGAAACGACCAAGAAAAAGCTGTTTGGCCTTTCCAAGAAAACATCGACCAGCACAGAGCTAACCAATGTCGAATCTGGCGTGCTGAATGAAATCGGCTCAATATTCGGCTTTCTAGCTGACTCAATATCGGCCGCCATTGATGTGCTTGGTGTTGATGCTGCTAATGCCATTGATACTTTCGTGGTCAATCTTGGCTCTGTCAGCTTCAAAGACATGACCGGCGACGAAATACAGAAAGAGCTTGAGGCCATGTTCAGCCAGCAAGGCGACTTAATGGCGCTCTATGTGCTACCGCAGATTGCTGAATATCAGAAGATGGGAGAGGGTGCGCTAGAGACACTGCTTCGTGTATCGAAAGAGCAGGCAGTATTTAACGACTCACTGAAAATGATTGGCCAGTCGCTTGGTGGATTATCTGCCTTAATGCGTATCGATGTCGCGCAGTCAATCATTACCATGATGGGTGGTTTAGAAGAATTCAATAGCGCGGTTAATTTGTACTTTGAAGAATTCTTTACCGAGACAGAGCAGTTTGATTACCTGACAAAATCATTGCAGGAGGCTTTCGAGTCTCTTGGCGTGCCGATGGCGGATACTCGCGAGGAATTCCGCGCGCTAGTTGATGGGCTGGACTTAACAACTGACGCTGGCCAAAAGATGTTTTCCGCACTGATGCAGTTAGTGCCTGGATTAGCTGAGTGGCTGAAGCTCTCTGAAAAGCAAGTCGAAGAACAGGAAAAGGCTATTGACTTCACCAAGCAGCGGTTAGATTTAGAAATCAGGCTGCAGGACGCGCTAGGTAATTCAGCAGTTGCGCTCGAAATGCGTAGAAAGCTAGAGCTTGAATCGGTAGATGAGTCTTTGCGCTCGCTACTGATGCAAATATATGCGGCAGAAGATGCGGCAGCTGCTCAGCGTGAACTTGCATCGGCCCAAGAAACGGCAGCGCAGGCAGCAAGAGATGCAGCATCAGCGGCAATCGATGCAGCACAAAACGCATTTGGTAAGCTGCAAGAGTCTGCACAGCGCGAAAAAGACCGACTAGGTACCGAGCTAGATTTAAAACTTGAGGCAATTAACGCAGAAAAAGACCTGTTGAAGCAGCAGCGCGATTCTGTGATTGATGGCTATCAAGAGCAAGGCAAAGCAGTTGAGCAGTACATTAACAAGCTCGAAGGTCTTAACGACATTCTGACCGGATTCTTGTCTGATACCGGCACGCAAGCTAATCCATTTAAAGAGCTTGCGATGATTTACAACGAAGCAAAAGCTGGATTGCTGCCGGAATCTTCGCGTTTATCATCGGTGCTCTCTGGCGTATCTAGCGCAGGCTCGGCTGGTTTTAGCTCTGCATTCGAGCAGAACCGCGCAATGGCGATTGCTCGCAACCAAGCGGCAGGCATTCAGGGCGTTGTCGGTGGTGCGATGGGTGGTGCCAAATCGCAGCTGCAATGGATTGAATACCAAGCAACAGCAGCTGATGAATATTACATTGCGCAACTTGCCAAGCTGGACCTTGCGGCAGATGCTGCGCAAAAACTCCACGATGAGCAGGTCGGCAAGATTGATGAGCAGTTAACCGAAGCTCAGAAACAGCTGAACGCGCTGCTTGGCGTTGATGACAGGCTGCTGACTATCGACCAAGCACTGATTGAATTCTACGCGGCGATGAGTGCTGCAAACGAATTAGGTTTAGGCGTGGCGTCAGAGCAGGTTGCAGCAATCAACCGAGTTGAGGCGGCAATTGTTCAAGTTGGTCAGCAGATTGTTGAGATCACAAAGCCTGATGGGCGCGTGTGGGTGCCGCCAACAATGCCGGATAGATTCACAACTGACGGAGAGGTTGTCACGCAGGAAATGCTTGATGTG